GGCAGCGTGTACTCATAAGCCAGGCTGTCGAAATACTGCCCGAGGTTGCGCATGTCGCTCCGGTCCGGCGTGGCCGTCACGCCCAGCACGTTCGCCCCGCTGAAGTGCTCCAGCACCCGCTGATAGCTGTCACTCAGGCAGTGGTGGGCCTCGTCAATGATGATCACCCCGAAATACCCTTCGGGAAACTGCGCCAGCCGCTGCGGCCGCATGAGCGTCTGCACGCTCCCCACTGTCACCCGGAACCAGCTGCCCAGGCAGCTCTCCTCGGCCTTCTCCACCGCGCACATCAGCCCGGTGGACTTGCGCAGCTTGTCCGCGGCCTGCTCCAGCAGCTCGCCCCGGTGGGCCAGCACCAGCACACGCTCCCCCGCCGCCACCCGGTCCGCGATCACAGCGGAGAACACGATGGTCTTTCCCGTCCCCGTGGGCAGCACCAGCAGCGTCCGGGCCCTGCCGCCCTGCCACTCAGACAGGACGGCATTCTTAGCTTCAACCTGATACGGTCTAAGGTTCATACTCTAACCTTCCTTTGATAGTCCACACTGAACAGGAAAACGGGAAGATCGACCTCGTGATGCCGGTCGTCGTTTACGGATTGCAGATGCACAAGGTTGTGGGCGAAGTTGTGCGAGAAGTCGATAACCTCATAGAGTGTCCCCATGTACTCCACATAGTCTCCGATTCGAGTCTTGTACTTGGCAAGGAATCCCTTGATTTCCTCCGGAGAGTAGCCGGTGTCCTCGTACTCACCCACACGCTGGATCAGTTGGGCTTTGTTTGCGGATGACCAATACTTAGCCACGGGCTGTCCCGTCTTGACAAACCACCCGTTGGCGTGCTCATGGGTAAGCCGGTCGTTCTCGTTCAGCACTGTATATAACCTCCATTCCGATCAAAACGCCCCCGGCACAAACCCGCCTCCCGCGGGCGCCGCCGCCGGTGCCTGCGTCGGTGCTGCCTGCTTGACCTCCGCCGGGTCCAGGTACTTGTCTATACGGTTGTTCTGCCGGTCCTCGCCGTTCTTGTTCTTGTACTTGTTGATAATCACCTCGGCCCAGCCCTTCGCGCCGGGCACGGCCTGCCAGTTCATGCGCATCTGTTCGCCCTTCTTCCGCTGGCCGATGGCCGTGAAGAACTGGCACAGCTTCCACTCCTGCTTGGAGTGCAAAAACAGGTTCTCGGTGATCTCGGTGGTGCCCAGCGCCCCGCCGTCCAGCTCGATGGTGAGCACGGCCTTCTTGCAGGGCGGAATCTTGTCGCTCCCCGCGTGCTCTCCGCGCTCGAAGCTCACCACCGTGAAGGGATAAACCCCCTCCGGCAACAGCGTAAAGCTGCTGTCATTCTCGATCATATCTCCCCAATCAAACGCCCGATCTGCCATCTATGTACGCTCCTTTCATTCTCTCGTCTCTCCGTAGCGGCGTTTCGCCGCCCGCCCGGTATCTTTGTAGCGGCGGCGCCTGCGCCGCCATCACTTACTTTGCCTCTCCTGTTTCCGCGCTTGCGCCAAGGGGAGGTGCCCCGAAGGGGCGGAGGGGTTCCGTCCCCTAAAACGGCGCTTCCTCCCGGTTCCCCCTGACCGCCTCGACCACCTTCGGCCACACATGCGGGTGCAGCAGCCACCCCTGCATGAACTGCTGGTTCTGCACGATCACCGCCCAGGGCGTGTCCGCCGGATAAATCCCTTTCTGCGCGATCACATACCGCACCTCATCCGGCGTCACCTGGGCCTCGGCCATCATCTTCGCCAGCGCCGCCGGCAGCCCCGCATACATGGCGTCGCCGGTCTCCTTTGTAGCGGCGGCCCCTGGGCCGCCATCGCTAACCTTGCCCTCCCCAGCAGGCGCAGCCTGCGGCTCAGGGGTGGGAGATGTCGTCCCCCCTCCACTCGTCGCGGCCCGTTCCACCGCACGCGCCAGCGCGCTCGGGTTCTCCTGCTTCGGCTCCCGCGAGCCTTCCCCTTGAGGTGAAGGTGGCACAGTCGCAGGCTGTGTCTGATGAGGTGTAGGCGCGGCAGCGCCGTGGGCACTCTCCCCCTCAATTACCCCCCTGATCACCTCATAGCTGAACTCCGCCTCCTCCGGCAGCCCGAAGCGGTTTTTCGCGTCCCAGCAGGAATGGTGCGCGGTATACATCACCCGCTTGCCGCCCTGCACCTTGTTCTTCCCCTTGGCCGCGCCCTTGTTGTCCACGTTCACGACCAACACCTTGTAATTGACGAACAGCAGCGCGTCCACCCATTCCCGAACCATCGGCGCAATCTTCTTCGACAGCTTCAGTTCCCAGCGGTCATAGGCGCCCAGCTCCTCGGGCTGCTCAAACTTGCGCATCATGGCGTGGGCGACGATCAGAATGTGTATGCCCTGCTTGCGCACCAGCTCCAGTTTGTCCAGCAGCCGCCCGAATTCCTCCTGGGCGAACACATAGCCCTTGCCATAGTTGAAGGTTTCGATGCTCTCCACCTTGTTCATGGCGCACACGGCCTCATTGCACAGCCGCTCCGCCCAGTCCGCCGTGTCGATCACCAGCGTCTTGCAGCAGTCCGGGTGATTGTACACCCAATCCACCTCGCTGAGCAGTTCGATCCAGGCGTCCGGCTTCGGCAGCCGCTTCACGTCCATGTGGGCCGTGCCGCCTTCGGTATCGATGAACAGCGGGTCCGGGAATTGTGCGGCGAATGTGGTTTTGCCGATGCCCTCAACGCCATACAGCCCGATCTTGTACGCGCCGGGAATCTTACCTCTCGTGATCTGCATCAAAACACCCCCATACTAAATTTAGGTCCATCGCTTACGCCGTCGCCCCTGTCGTCCCGAGTGGAGAACAGCGGAGACGAAAGGTCCTGGCTTTGGGCAACCACCGCCCCATCCTCAATGAGGATGGTGCAATCCTCCCCGGCGCTCGTCACCCGCGTGGCGATCACCTGAAGCCCCTCTGCCTCCAGCCACGCGCCGAACTCCCTCATGGTCTGCGCGTCCATCTGCTCCAGCTTATCGACGAGCACGAACCCGCAATCCGGATTCAGCTTACGCACGATGGCCGTCGCCACCTTCAGCTGTTCCGATGAGGACATGCAGTCCCACGCCTGCCCATTGTACACAAGCGCTCCGTTTTCCACGCCCAGCCCCGGCAGCGGCAGCTCGGCCCCGTCCAGCAGCGCCCGCTTCTTCCCGCGCACCTCGTCGATCTGCCCGGTCAGGTCGTTGTACTGCTTCATGTAGGCGCGGCCGTCCTCCACGGCCTTGGCCCGGTCCAGGTTGGCCCGCACCTTCGCGTTGATCTCGTCGATCTGCGCGATATTGGCCTCCAACTCGGCGGTGGATTCGTCCTGGAGCGTCAGGGCGTCCATTTCGGCGACGTCCAAATCGTCTTTCAGTTTTGCCCGCACGCGCTCGGCCTCTGCCAACTGCTCGTTCAGCCTGGCAACCAGTTTCACCTGATTATCCAACTCGAATCGGATTCTGTCCCGGTTCGCCCGCTTCCTGGCGTTCTCCCCGTTCCTCGCCAGAATATCCTGCTGCTGCCGGATCAGCTCGCTCGCGCTTACCAGGTCATCCGGCACCCCGTCATACTGGGGCATCTCCGCCGCGTACTTCTGCTTCTGGTCGGCCACCCGGCCCACCAGCAGCCGCTCCTGGTACAGCTCCGCTTCCTGCTTCTCCAGCGCCGCCAGCTGTTCGCCCACGCCGATGATGTTCAAAAGCGTCCCGGCCTTGTCCCTGTCGCTGGCCTCCATGAACTTCGGCAAATTCAGCGCCAGCTGCTCCACAAATTCATCGAGGAGCTTCTGCCCGCGCCGCCCGCCGCTGGGATCGGTCACCTTCAGGGCGCTGTTCTTGCCCTTGCGCTCCACGATGATCCCGTTGCTCAGCTCCACCCGAATCTCGGGCGGCAGCACGCTCCCGTTGCGCTCGGCCCTGCTGGGCCGGTACTTCTCCCCGCCAAGCGCCCAGGCGATGGCGTCCAGTACGCTGGTCTTGCCCTGCCCGTTCCTGCCGCCGATCACCGTCAACCCGCTGGCCGTGGGCTCCAGCCGCACCGCCCGCACCCGCTTGACGTTCTCAAGCTCCAGTTTGTTGATCTTCACGCTCATGGTCTGTCTCCTTTCGTTCCTCGCTCCGCGTCAGCACCAGCCCGATCACCCCGATCAGCAGCAGCGACGCGCCCGTTGTCACCATGGCCCCGGAAAGCAGGTTCATCAGCGCCGTCATTTTCGCTTCCCCTTTCTGGCAGGTCCTTCAATCGCCTCCCACAGCCAGTCGAACCCAACCTGCACACAGTAGCACACCAGGGCGTATCCCACCAGCAGCTTCCCGGCCGCGCCGGTCGGCATTCGGTTTCGCCGGTAGCGCCGCCGGGCGTCTAGCCGCATCTCCCGCCACTCCTCCGGCGTGTGCTGCCACATGGCCACGCGCCGGCACGCCTCGTTGTTCTCCCTGGGCACGGGCAGCATCGCCCCCCGCACCCCGCGATCCAGCGCCTCACGGACCTCCGCGTCCCCGCCCAGGCGCACCAGATACCCCAGTTTCTTCATTCTTCCACCTGCTCCCACATGAAGCGCCCATAGTCGGCGTTCCGCCACTGCCCGAGGCCGTGGAAGGCCCCGTAGTCCAGCGC